GTCTCCCCGTAAACTGGGAGAACGTGGTCGGTCTATTGGCTTACGTGAGTTAGTAGTAGCTTACGGATATAGATCGAACGAAATTGAAGCACTCAAGGATCCTCCAGTTTCAGCTGCAGGCGTTAGTATAAAATATACTCATGAACCTTTCCACCCAGATAGAAAACCCGTTGCGGTAAGCCTCGGGCCCATTCTGGATGGTTCATTGCCGCCACATGCAGATCCAAACTGTCGAGAGACCTTGAGAAAAGGGGTTGAACAACGAATAGGTGCTAATATACCTAATAATAGAGATAGGAGGAGGAAAAACAGACTTAAAATGGAAGTCTATAAAATTATACGAGAGAGAAATTTGAAACCTTTCAGTAAAGAGATAAATTGGACATTTGAGACTTGGTTGGAAATGACCGGGTATCCTGAATGGCGTAAAGTAGAATTACGCAAATACCGGGATGATATTGATGATTTATTAAAACGCAATAAATGGGGCGAGCTGTCTCATTTTGTGGTTAAGTTATTTATGAAAGACGAACATTATGTAGATTTCAAACATGCTAGAGGAATATATGCCCGTGACGAAGCAGCTAAAATTGTTTTCGGTCCTTGGTTTAAACTAATGGAAAATGTAGTTTATGACACAAACGTATTCCCTGAATTTATTAAGCATGTTCCTGTGAAAGATAGACCTGATTATATTTATAATCACATACATAATGATGCGGCAGATTATATAGCTACAGATTTCACATCTTTCGAAGCCCATTTCACTGCTGATCTAATGGAGAGCGTTGAATTTGTGCTCTATGAATACCTACTGTCAGAAGTCCCTGGCGGTTTAGAAGTCCTTGCATTAATGAAGGAAACACTTTTAGGAGAGAATCGAATTTTTAACAAATTTTTGAAAGTACGACTCATTGCGCGTAGGATGTCTGGGGAGATGAATACGAGCTTGGGAAATGGTTTCTCTAATTTGATATTTATGAGATATATCTGCACTAAAATTGGGCTTGACTCATCCAAAGTTAAAGGAGTGGTTGAAGGGGACGATGGGCTGTTTGCTTTTATCGGTCTTACACCGACTACTCAAGATTTTGTTGATAGTGGTTTTAAGATTAAATTGAACAAATTTAGTCGAATCTCAGATGCCGGATTTTGTGGGCAACTTTTTGACGAGGATGACCGGAAAGTCATTACTGACCCTTATAAAGTTGTTTCATTATTCGGATGGACTAATGTCCGATATCTACGTGCTAGAAACAGTAAGAAAATAATGTTGTTACGCTGTAAAGCTTTATCTATGGCTTATCAGTATCCTGCATGCCCCATTATTGGTGCTATGGCCAATTATGGAATGCGTATGACTAGGAGTTACGATGTTGCTGGATTTATTGAAAAACGTAGAGATATTAGTTTGTATGAGTATGAAAAATTAAAACTTGCCAACGCAAATAAAGAGCCAACCTATATCGAACCTGGTATGGGTACACGGTTGTTATTTGAAGAACTATATGGTATTAGTGTGTCGCAACAAAGACGCATTGAGAAGTATTTTGACGAAAAAGATGATTTAAATAAATTATGTATCCCAGAATTATCAGAGAATTCTCCTGTCAGTTGGGGGATTTACTTTGATAAGTATGTCGGGATATTTGAGCCCGCAGCTCGACAAGGCGATTTCATTATGTTTGAAATGCGCAACTTAAGGAACTAGGGGTGTGGAACCCCCCACCTGCCCATTGTGCTGCGGGGCTTGGGAGTGTGG